TGCATCTTGCTCATGGTGAGGCAGAAAGGCCACGAGTAGGTGGGAAGATCATTGATGATACTATCGGGGAGATCTGTGCAGTGCATCTCGGGAACAACATCGTGGTGGTACACGTTCGAGGTGTTCTCAAAGAGTGGAGTACCGTTAATGTAGAGAGACGATGTACTAAAGTTGTATTCGTCCGCCCAGTCGCTACCAGACGCCTTACCAGAAACAAGATGAAGCGATTTGACGGGGTGGTTGAAATAGCTGAGATCAATGTCGGTATTTGTATTAGAAGCGAGTTGATGTTGAGTCTGGGTGATGAGGAGTTCGTGCTCAGTATCAGTGAAATACTTGCGCTCATCAGTGTCAAGGTAGATGTAGTTACCAAAGACCTTGGGTGTAGTGTTAGGGGTGAAACCATCACGACACTTTACACGAATCTCGACGTCATGATACTGAAGCGCAACGAGGGGGAGAGCCTTGGTCCAATCTTCACCAAAGAAAAAGGGAACCATGTAATGATTACCAGTGTGGTTCTCCTTACGGGTGTTGGTGGTCACAGCGAAAGAAGCTTTAGCAGCCGAGTCACGCATGAGTGGGTTGTGAACACCTTGAATGTAGAGGGAATCGAGCTCGGACACCTTCTGACCACCGATCCAAAGGGAAAATGTAGTTGGGTTGGCGGCGTTGTTAGAGAAAAGACCATCAGAGTTTTGTTGAACCTCCGCAATACCATCAGCCTCGATCCAGATGTAGCTCATAAGATCACCCTTGGAACGAATGGGGATAGTGACCTCGTTGGAATCACCGAAAGTGCCGATGTAATCCATGCGCTCGGGCTTCATGGCGAAGTTGGTATAGCGCTTGTAGTTCTGACGGAAAAAGCTGACCTGAGGGGAGCCAGTGATGTACACATCCTGAGCACCGACTGACACGAGCTCAATTAAAGCAGCAGACATTTATTAATAAATGATATTAAAATTTTGGCTCAATATAAACATATGGTGGTATTCCAAGCCCTGACTTGGGAAGCTCGTGATGAGGATGATGAACACTTGATCAGTATTTTGGGAAAGACGGAGGATGGAAAGTCTGTATGTGTCACGACAGTTTTCGAACCCTATTTTTTTGTAAAGTTGCCAAGGGGGACGACTGATCAGGATGTTCGTATACTTTACAATGACCTGAACAAACTTCGACCAGATCATGTGACGAGTTATAGTATCACACGAAAGAAGGACGTTTGGGGTTTTCAAAATAATGAGATGTTTGCATTCATGCGTCTCAATTTCAAAAACCTTGCTGATCGCAGAAAGGTGAATTCTATCTTTGGATACAATAGAGACTTTCAAAAGTACCATGTGTACGAAGCGAATCTCGACCCTGTCCTGAGGTTGATGCATCGTACAGGTATTCAGTCAACTGGGTGGCTTGATACTGGAAGTGAATGTGTCCGTTCTCATCTCGCAAAAGTTGACATTGATTTATGGTGTAATGATTGGAGGACATTGAAACCCGTGTCAAGGGATGATATTGCTCCATTTGTCGTAGCCTCTATTGATATCGAGTGTAATAGTTCGACTGGTAAGTTTCCAGATGCCGATGTTCCAGGTGATGCGTGTTTCCAGATTGCTCTATCACTTTGTACATTTGGGAATGACGAACCATACGAGAAGACTTGTCTTTGTTACAAGAAAACGGATGGTCCAGACGTGGTAAGTTTTGAGACCGAAAGAGAAATGCTCGAGGCATTTCAAAAATACATTCACGAGAAAGATGTTGACATCATCACGGGGTGGAACATTTTTGGTTTTGATCTTGAGTATATTTTTAAGAGGGCTCATTTGACTGGGTGTCATGAAGAATTTTTCAATCTTGGAAAACTTCATGATCCACCGAGTGAACTTTTATTGAAAAAACTGAGTTCAAGTGCTCTTGGTGACAACTTTCTAAAACTTCTTCCTATGACTGGACGTTTCATTTTCGATATGTTTCATGAAGTGAAAAAGGGATACAAGTTGGACTCGTACAAGCTTAATGAAGTTTCAAAGTTGTATTTGGGGGATCAAAAAATTGACATGCCTGCAAAAGAGATGTTTGCTCGGTACAAAGAGGGTGACTCCAAAAAGTTGGGTGAAGTTGCGGAATATTGTATTAAGGATACTCTTCTCCCCCATAAACTTTTGAAAAAATTGTGTACTCTTCTCAATCTTCTCGAGATGGCTAAGGCAACTTGGGTTCCTTTGTGTTTCCTAGTCGAGCGTGGTCAGCAGATTAAGGTGTTCAGTCAGCTCACCAAGAAGGCGAGGGAGTTGGGCTATATGGTACCGACTATCAAATATGGATCCCTACCCGAAGAACCCTATGAGGGTGCTACCGTTCTCGAAGCTCACAAAGGTGCATATTACACACCGATTACAGCCCTAGATTTCGAAGCACTGTATCCATCGATCATGATGGCACACAATCTGTGTTACTCAACGCTCGTTATGGATGAGTATCGGTACGGCAATGTTCCTGGTATAACCTATGAATCGTTTAAAATTGGCGATAAAATATATAAATTTGCACAAGGTGTACCCAGTCTTTTACCTGCCATTCTTCTAGAGCTCAAACAATTTCGTAAAAAGGCTAAAAAGGATATGGCCGCTGCGACGGGATCGATGAAAGAAGTATACAATGGTAAACAATTGGCTTATAAAGTTTCGATGAACTCCGTGTATGGATTCACGGGTGCTGGAAAGGGTATTCTTCCGTGTGTACCCATCGCCTCTACGACGACATGTAGGGGTCGTGGAATGATCGAAGAGACAAAGAATTATGTAGAGGCGAATTTTCCAGGTTCGAAAGTAAGATATGGTGATTCCGTGACACCTGATACACCTCTACTACTTCGTATTAAAGGTGAAGTAAAGACATGTAGAATCGATTCACTCGTCGAATCATATGAAGAACGTGATGATGGTAAAGAGGTTGCCGAGATTGATGCGGAAGTATGGACTGAAAAGGGGTTTACGCCCATTCAACAGATTGTTCGTCATAAAACGACGAAGAATATTCATCGTGTTTTGACCCATACTGGTCTTGTTGACGTCACCGAAGATCACAGTCTTCTTCTCGAAAATAAACAAATGATTAAACCATGTGAAGTATCTCTGGGTACAAATTTACTTCACGGAGATTGTGTTCATGGATTTAATTGGAGTGATACTACCGTCTCGGTTAATGAAGCGAAGGTTATGGGTTTCTTTTTTGGTGATGGTTCATGTGGTCACTATGGTGACAAATATACATGGGCGCTTAACAATTCAAACGTGGACTATCTCATCGAAATGCAAAACCTATGCCCATTTGAAACTTCTATTTACGATACCATCGAAAGTTCTGGAGTCTATAAACTCAATGCGAAAGGAGACGTTAAGAGTATAAGTGAGAGATATCGTTCTATGTTCTATAACGCTCACAAAGAAAAGATCGTGCCATCTTGCATTTTGAACGCACCCATCGAAGTGGTAGAGTCATTTTGGGAAGGATATTACATGGCTGATGGAGACAAAGACGTTCACGGATACACGAGAATGGATATCAAAGGTAAAGAGGGATCGATGGGTATGTTCATTTTAGGAAGACGTCTCGAATACAACGTATCTCTTAACACTCGAAAAGATAAACCAGATGTTTTTAGACAAACGTGGACGAAATCAACTCAGAGAAAGAGCCCAAATGCTATCAAGAAACTTGAACTCATAGGTGAAACTGAAGGGTATGTATACGACCTAACCACGGAATCTCACCATTTTCACATTGGTCCTGGTGAAATGGTTGTTCATAATACAGATTCAGTGATGGTTGAGTTTGATGTTGGGGGACGAACGGGTGAAGAAGCTGTCAAATATAGTTGGGAAGTGGGTGAGCGAGCGGCTGAGGAATGTAGCGCACTTTTCAAAAAACCAAACAATTTGGAACTTGAGAAGGTTTACTGGCCATATTTTTTGTATTCCAAAAAACGATATGCCGCTAAGTTGTGGACGAAGGGAAAAGATGACCAGATGCACATGGACTACATAGACATCAAGGGACTCCAGGTTGTTCGTAGAGACAATACACCTCATGTGAGAGAAGTGTGTAAAGAACTTTTGGATGTTGTTCTCGATGCACCAGATACGGGTCCTCCTAAAGAGTTGGCAAAAGAGAGGGCAATTGAACTTCTTTCTGGTGATGTTCCTAATGAGAAGCTTATATTGAGTCAATCACTTTCTGACACATATAAAATCAAGGGTGAACCCGTATCTATCACGAGTCCCGAAAGTGTGAATATCAACCAGTCACATGTCCAAGTTGTTGTAAAAATGCGAGAACGCAAACCAGGTTCTGAACCTCAATCTGGTGACCGTGTTCCATACTTGCTGACAAAAACAGATGATCCAAAAGCAAAAGCTTTTGAAAAGTCCGAAGATCCAAAATTTGTCGAAGAGAACAACATTCCCGTGGATTATCTTTATTATTTTGAGAATAAGTTTCTAAATCCAGTATGTGATCTTCTCGAGCCGTTATTTGAAAATCCAAAACAAGAAATTTTTGGTGAAATTATCGACCAACATAAACCTAAAAAGAAAAAGACTGGTCCAGCTCTGAGTACGATGAAGAAAGATCAACTTATAGATGAATGTAAAAAACTGGGGATAGATACGACTGGTAAGGTTGCCGAACTTAGAGAAAGACTTAAAGCTGCGACTCGATCTGAATCCGTTGAAGATATATTTAAAAAATACGAACGTGATACAAATAAGTGATGAGTATGTATGAAAGAATCATGGATATTTTTGATGATGAATTGAATGAACGTCTCGTAGCGATGATGAATGAGTACGTCGAAATCATATCGAAGAAACATGGAATTGCGATGGATCTTCTATTGAAGGATATTCCAAAGACATTTTCTGGAACGGTATGTAAGGGGACAAAGAAAAACGACGGGCGACGATGTACATTCAGAGCTGGACGTGATGGTTATTGTAAACATCATCTTACTCAAGCAAACAGACTCAAGCACATTTCAATCAGTAGAAGTCATAGTCATACTCATGGACCTGAACAGGGTTTCGTAGAAGGTTGCCCAGGGTGTGCAATTTCAAAGGAGCTTATAGATTTGAATACTATGATTGGTAATGAGCAAATCTGATATCCTACTAATATCCATAAACAATTTTTACAATGAAGAGGAAAACAGAAATAAGTTGATGAATATTCTAGATAAGTCGAGTGGTATTTCACTACGAAACCTTGAATGGTTCATCACAAACTATTCTAAAAAAAATCACACATCATTTAAGACCCAAGATGGAAAACTTTTCACAGTTCATTGTGCCTACAAGTCGAGTCTTGATGGGTACAGTAAAAAACTTTTCGATCCATTCTGTCGATCTGAAAAGTTTGCATACACAGTTCCTGGAACATCTCATGAAATTCACACGACTCTAGCACAGTTGAATTTCATCAAATGGTGTATCAAGAACAATATCATCGATTATATTAGCACCAACAAATCTTCGCTATTTAGTAAGCAAGAGACATAAATCCTCTATCAAATACAAATGTTTGATATCCCGTATAGTACATGTTCAAAGAGTACGTTTTAGCCGAAATATCCACTTCCGTCGTGTCTAGTTTTACTTCTATGTTCGTTTTATCCGACTGTATCTGACTAAAATCCAAGTTCCCCGATGGCTCCACATTGATCGGATTCATCGAGAAACTATATGTATAGATATTTCGGATAGGTCTCGCCAAACGAGTACGATACGGAATGAGATATTTGTAATATTCGTGGTTAGTTTTTGTGACATTTGGTAGACGGTTTCCACTGATGTAAAAACTAGCTGAATCCATGATGGGATCGAAAAATGTCGTTTGATCATCGAAGCTCACATTAGATGAAAAATTAAAACGATTTTGGTATAATCTCTGTTCATTTACATCCGATGAACCAATCGCATCACTCTCATTTTCAAAATCTGTGTTTCTCAAAAACCAATGAATGCATTTTACAGGAATGTCGGGTACGAGATTATTCACAATTGTGTCGATACCAAGATCACTTACCGTAGTTGGGTGTTTTCTCACGATATCTGTGATTAGAGTTTGTCTTTCACTGGACAAATAGTTTCTTTCTTCGGGACTGACGGTGATCTCTTCGGTCACGAGATTAAACGAATGAAGACTCAATGTACC